GTATCTTCGATACAACGTCACTGGTTTTTATACAAAAACAAACGATGAAGTAAAGGCGATATTTAAAGATTATACAAAAAGTGAGGATGTGGAGGTGGTACATGGGTAAATACAGAACACTAACCGAGAAAAACAAATACTATATCCCTAAAGAGGACTATCTGACCGCGATACATTATTCGTTGAGATATCCGTTATGGCTGGCCGAGCTCCAGGACATCCGAGACACATCGAGTGCGATCCAGTACGATAAGGACCGAGTGCAGACATCTGTTTCTGATGATATGGTTGTGAACGCAGCTTTACGCGCATCAGAGATCAGCATGAAAGTAGACCTCATCGACAACACGATCCATCAATGTGCAGAGGGAATGGACAAGCATTTACGGTTGGGAGTGTGCTACGGACTGACCTTTGCACAGTTGAAAAATCGCGGTATGCCTTGCGAACGGGATATGTATTATAGAATCAGACAGAGATACTACTACGAATTGAGCCGAAAAATTTAACCGGGGGGGGTGCTTATTTTTTTAAACAACCGCACTCACGGGACAACATTCCATTGTAAAATGGTACTGTGAGTTTTTGCGGTAAAGCAGATTTCTCCTATAACCCAGAGGGCTCCTTGTTAAACCGAGGGGCCTTTTGCGTTGTATTAACCGACCGAAACCGGGAGATATAACCGACATGGCACAGAACGTAAGATACCACAACGGCAACCGCAGACGGAAGATGCGAGCACGATTCAAAGCAATGGATGCTCCGTGTGGAATATGCCACGGACTTTGGGGCCCCATACATTATGACGAGCCTAGTGATTCAGCCCATCCTCTTTCGTTTGTAATAGACGAGATCATCCCTGTTTCAAGAGCCAAGCAGTTCGGATATGACTCTGCTGAATCTTGTGTTGATGATATAAATAATCTTCAAGCAGCACATTATATGTGCAATGCCAAAAAGGGAAACAAAATCGGCTTTCAATTTCGCAAAACGAATCAGATCGAAAACGTTTCGGACGGTTGCTGGTAGAGGGTGGCCATCCGTCCCCGCGCCCACCCTCGGCGAGAATCCTCCCGCCCAGCGCCGATTTACACACAGGTGTTATTTATTGGAGTTTGAAATGACAATAGTTGAGGCAAACCAAACTCAAGACAGAAGGGGCAAACTGATAGCCCTTGCGGAGCTGCTTGCTGAACAGATGGACAAGGTTAAATACTCGAAAGACCTTCCACCATTGGCAAAGCAATACCGCGAAACGATCAGGGAAATCGAGGAATTGGATGACGGAAGTAAAGACACGGATGAGATCAGCGAGCTCCTCGGTCAGCGAGATGCTGATGGGAAGTCAGGAGCCGTCCGTAAGGATAAGTCCAGAGTATAGTCAGACAGATGGCGGAGACGCAACAAAGCTATTGTCCATTGGTGGTCTGATGCTTGATCCGTGGCAAGCGGACCTGTTGGATGACTGGATGGCGATCACACCGTCCGGCAGATGGGTAAGCACGACTTGTGGAATCTCGATTCCGAGACAGAACGGTAAGACGGGCCTTTTGCAAGGTAGAATGTCAGCCGGAATGATTATCTATAATGAGCAAGTGATATATACGGCACATTTGCAGAAAACGGCAACGGAGACATTTGAGGAAATGGCTTCGTTTTTTGATTCTGCTAAATTGCGGAAGTACGTTAAGGATATCAAGACGGCACTCGGAAGGGAACAGATCATACTCGTTAAGGGAGCAAGAGTTAAGTTTCTTGCACGAACGAGGAACGGTGGTCGAGGTCAACACGGGGATCTGCTGATATTCGATGAAGGGCAAGAGGTCGATGATTCGGTACAAGCATCATTCATCCCGGCAATATCAGCCAGTCTGAATCCGCAAGTCATTTATGCTGGAACTCCTCCAGAGCCGGAAACAACTGCACAAGTCTTTAGAGGAATACGCGACAAGGCCATTCGTAAAGAGACGAATAAGACTGCCTGGGCGGAGTATTCGGTATCAGAAATCGGAGATATCAAAGACAAGAGCAGATGGGCAGCAACGAATCCGGCACTTGGCAGAAGAATATTACTGTCAACGGTCGAGGGCGAATGCGAACAGATGGCACCTGATGTATTCGCAAGGGAACGACTTGGATTTTGGTGTCCGATAGTTGTGCAGAAGATAGACCTTGCAATAGATCAAGATGCCTGGGACGCTTGCAAGTCCTCTGAAATGAAACCAGAGGGCAAAACGGCATACGGTGTGAAGTTCACATCCGATGGCGAGATAGTATGCCTTTGCGGTGCCGTAATGGATGCGGACGGAGTGACGAGAATATCGCTCATCGAGCAGAAGAACACGGTCTACGGCTTGCAATGGTTAGCGGACTGGCTCAATGCCCGGTACGACAAGGCATCCTGTGTAGTGATAGATGGTCGTAATGGTGTGGATGTCTTAATAGACAAGATATCGAACACTTGGAGATATAAAGGCTCGGTAGTTAAGCCGGGTGCAAAGGATGTTATCGCAGCAGTCGGAACGTTGACCGATGCGATAGCAGAAAAGCAGATTACATGGTACGAAAAGCAAGACGCGCTCCGAGATAGTGCAGTTACATCGGTTAAGAGACCGATCGGAGGCGGATGGGGATTCGGAGGCGATAATTCAGCTCCAATAGAGGCTTGTGCGCTGGCATTATGGGGTGTTAAGAACAGTAAGCGGAATCCCGAACGAAAAATGAGGTTAGGTTGATGTTACAGATCAATTTCGGAACAGTTGTTGATTTCCCTGTTGAGGAACAGGCAAGACTGAACAAATTAGCAGACGTATATGAGACTCATTCCTTCAAGAATGCCGAAAAGGACAAGTATTATGAGGGCAAAATCTCTCTTAATGATGTCAATTTAGGTATTGCTATCCCGGACGGACTCAAAGGGCTCCAGATCGGGTGTGCTTGGGGAGCAAAGACAGTCGATGTTTTGGCTGCAAGGTCTATGTTTGATGGTTTTGTTGACCTTAACGGAGAGGATGTCGCAGAGATAGACGAGATTGTTATCAATAATAACCTTATAGCGGAATATATAAAGGCTTGCCGTGATGAGTTAAAGTACGGATGCACGTTTGCCACATTATCGGCTGATCCCGATAAGAAGGTCAAGATCCGTTTTCATTCACCTAGCACGGCGGCGGCAGTATGGAATGGCGAAAAAGGCCGTATAGATTACGGATTTGCAGTTATTGACTCGGTGCCGGACAACAATTCAGATGCGTTATGGTCTCCGAGTCTTGTTAACTACTATACAGACGATGCCATATGGGTACTCCAGAGGAAAGATGCAACCTGGTACGCGACACAACACCGTCACAAGATGGGTAGACCGCTCATGGAGGCCCTTATTTGGAACTCAACGAGCAATAAGCCATTCGGACGGTCGAGGATAAAAGAGCCTATAAGGAGACTCATACAAGGCTATGTCAGAACGATAGCGAATGCGACTATCGGCCTTGAATTTGCAACAAGTCCACAGAAATATCTGCTCGGTATCACGGATGAGCAGTTTGATGTGGTTATAAATCAAAAGTTTAAGCAGTATGTCGGATCTATCCTGGCATCGACAACGAATCCAGAGACAGGAGAAAAGCCGACATTCGGGCAGTTGCCACAGGGAAACATTTCTCCGCACGTTGAAATGATAAGAGTTCTCGCTACACAGTTCAGCGCAGCATCAGGACTCACAGTTACGGACACGGGTGTTGTAAATGATGCAAATCCTACAAGCTCCGATGCGATACTTGCACAGAGTCAGACATTGGTAGGCATGGCGGAGCAGTTAAACATCGGTAACGGTGCATCATTGAGAAATATTGCACTCATGGCCCTTGCAATAGCTAAAGGAAAGTCAATGGATAGCCTTGATGATGCAGAAAAGGCCATCATTGCACACTTCAAGAATCCGGCAATGCCTAACGTATCAGTTACGGCAGACGCAGCCATCAAGATCGCAAGCGCAAGAGGAGCATTCGCAAATACAGACACGTTCCTTGAAATGATCGGATTCGACAAAGCGGATGTCAGACGAATTAAGGCTCAAGAGCGGATGGCGAGTGGTTTGCAGTTGGTAAGCGAACTTGAGAATATCACGGAATGAATGGAACAACTACATCAAGAGGTTATCGGCATTAAATGAACAGTCAGCGCGGTTGATATCAGAGTATATTGACGAGGTTGGTGTTGATGATCCCGATAAAATAGTCAATTACGCATATAAGATAGTGAGGACCTTCGGAAACGGATCTGCTGCCTTGAATGCAACAATGTATGACATCATGGCTGAACTATCTGGGGTAAGTGTTCCGCCAGCCGAACTCGCAGACCTTCCCGATTATGGAGAAGTCGCAAAGACGGTGTATGGCACAATGAAAACCTCAAGCAATTCAAGCGAGATAGCGAGTGCCGGAGCAAGACTTGTAAAAAGAACGGGTGCCGACACGATGCTCAAGAATGCAAAGCGAGACGGAGCGCAGTTCGCTTGGATTCCAGCCGGAGATACTTGCGCGTTTTGTTTAGCCATTGCATCAAACGGATGGCAATACATGAGCAAAGACGCTATGAAGGGCGGACACGCGGATCACATTCACGCGAATTGCGACTGCACTTACGCAGTTCGATTTAACGAGGACACAACGGTTGCCGGATATCATCCCGAAAAGTACAAAGCAATGTATGATTCGGCAGAGGGTAGCAACTCGGAAGAAAAGATAAATAGTATGCGCCGAAGATTTTACGCAGAGAATAGAGAGAGCATTCTGGAACAGAAAGCAAGCGCATACGAAAAACGAAAAGAGCTAAACAGTTCGTCAGCAGAAGAAACAAAGGTTTAATTAAGCATCCATAACGGGTGCTTTTTTAATACATAAATACGGACCTAGCCAACTAGGGGAAATGACTCAATTAGGAGGAAAAATCATGGAAGAAACTGTTAACACCACAGAACAGGAAACAACACAGGAGCGCACTTTCAATCAGGAAGAAGTTAACCAGATCGTACAAGACCGCTTATTCAAGGAGCGCAAGAAGTATGAGGGCATTGACATCGAAACATTGAAGGAAAAGGCCAACAAGTTTGACCAGATGGAGGAGGCTAACAAGACCGAACTCCAGAAAGCAAACGAAAAGGCAAGCGCACTTGAGGCCGAGTTGAATGCTATTAAGGCAGCCAATGAGGTCAGGGAGATACGGATCAAAGTATCAAAAGAAACAAATGTTCCGGCTGATCTATTGACGGGTAGCACAGAGGATGAGTGCAAAGCACAGGCAGAGGCCATAAGAGCCTACGCAAATCCCGGTTATCCCACAGTAAGAGATGGCGGAGAAGTAACGAACACGGGTAAAGCGACAACCCGTGACCAATTCGCTCAATATGTGTCGCAAGTAATTTAAGGAGGCTATTTATTATGGCATTAGTAGGTACACCCACCAACAGAACAAGCATCGACCTTCCCGTTGATGTATCAAATGAAATTCTTCAGAAAACACAGGAATCCAGCGCAGTTATGAGGCTCGCTCGTCAGATCGCACTTCCCGGTAGAGGAATTGCTATCAATGTTATCACATCAGATCCTACGGCTGCATGGGTAGGCGAGACAAGTGCAAAGCCTGTTTCAAATCCCGGACTTGAGACAAAGGTTATGAGAGCATACAAGCTCGCAGTTATCGTTCCCTTCTCAAACGAGTTCAGACGTGATGTTCCGGCTCTGTATGATGCTCTTGTTTCAAGACTTCCCGCAGCTCTCGGAGCAAAGTTCGATAACACAGTATTCGGTGGCACACAGGCACCCGGATCAGATTTCGATACTTTCGCAAACATTACCGCACAGGACATCGAGACAGATGCTTATGCTGGTCTCGTTGCTGCTGATGGCGATATCGCAGCACACGGCGGAATTCTTAACGGTTTCGCACTTGCTCCCCAGGGCAAGAGCATTCTTCTCGGAGCAACAGATCAGAACAAGAGACCTCTGTTTATCAATTCGGTAGCAGAAGGTGCAATACCTATGATCCTTGGCGCAAGGACAATGATTTCTAAGGGTGCATACGTTCCCGGCACATCACCGGCTCCTAACGTTGTCGGATTCGCTGGAGACTGGACACAGGCGCTTTACGGCACAGTTGAAGGTGTTAAGGTTGACTTCTCGTCAGATGCAACTCTTGATCTTGGCTCAGGTAACGTTATCAACCTGTTCCAGCAGAATATGTTCGCAGTTAGAGCTGAAATCGAGGTTGGTTTCCGCGCCGACACCGCTTGCTTCAACGCTCTGACAGAAGCATAAGATGGTTAAATTCATCAACAAACGCACTAAATCCCCGATGTGGGTAGCGGATGATCGCATAGAGGAGTACAAAGCGGCCGGACACGTTCTGGCCGTTTCTCCTGTTGCGGTAAAGCCCGTCAAGGTGGATGAGGTCAAAGAAGAAGTCAAGGAAGAAGTAAAAGAAGTTAAGGCAGTTAAGAAGGTTGCCAGAACAAAGAAGAAATGAGGCTTATATGGCTTACGCAACGTATGAAGATGTGCAAGCGAGAATGACACGCACAATGGACACAACTGAACAAGCACTCTGTACCACTTTGCTTGATGATGCGGCCGTGCTGATAGATTCGTTCAACAATGGCGCGAGTCTTGATGCGAAAAAGGTTGTTTCATGCAGAATGGTTGTTCGTGCTATGGGAGACGGTCAGACGATCGGAGTGCCTATGGGAGCGACACAGGGCTCAATGTCCGCTATGGGTTATTCACAGAGCTGGACTATGGGAACAGGTGCATCAGTTGGCGAGTTGTACTTGGCAAAGATGGATAAGCGGATTCTTGGATATGGCAACCAGATCGGAAGTTATTCGCCAACAGAGGAGTTAGTGCATGATTCAGGGAATAACGGTTAAGATAGCGGTCAAAACTCAAACAGGCACAGACGCACTCAACAGACCTGTGTATTCGGTGGTTGAACAGGATGTCGACAACGTGTTGGTTGGTCAACCGACAACGGAAGAGATTGAGAGTACAGTTTCGCTTTACGGTAAGAAGGTGCAGTACACACTTGCAATACCAAAGGGCGATACGAATACATGGGTTGATACAGAGGTCACGTTACCGAGTCCGTTTGAGGGTAAATATAGGACCATTGGTTATCCTACTGCCGGAATAGATGCAAACATCCCTCTGTCATGGAATAAGAAGGTCCTTATAGAACGTTATGGCTAATGTCAAGATCGAACTCAATAACAAGGGAATAATCGACCTGTTCAAGTCAGACGAGGTTGTTAATTGGCTTGATGATGTTGGTAAGAAGGTAGCGAGCGCAGCCGGAACAGGTTACGCGGTGGATGCTCACAAAGCCGGATTTACGGCTATTGCGAATGTATACGCAGATACCAAGGAATCAGCTCGCAAAGAGTACAAGGAAAACAACCTTATCAAAGCAATAGGAACAGTCGGACTTCCCACAAAGAAACCGCACTTATGAGGTAGCACATGATTATACCAGAGCTTATCACATTCCTGCTGGATAAGACTTCCGCAGTTAAGAATGTATTCGCAGAGAGACCTTCCATTATTCCATCAGAATATATTCTCGTTGAACAGACGGGATCTATGCGAGATAACTTCATTACGACTTCCACAATAACAATTCAATGTATATCAGATTCGATGCAAGGTGGCTCTTTGCTCCAGGCAATGATTTTGAATGATGAGGTTAAGGATGCTCTTTTAGGCGATTCAACATCATACGGACTCGTTGAGGAGCCGGAGATCATAAGTATCGAGCTTAATTCTGATTACAACTTCACAGATACAGAAACAAGCGAATATCGCTATCAAGCGGTATACGTTATTACACACTATTAAGGAGGCTCATTATGGCAAACAACAATGCACAGGCAGTTACCGCCGGTAAACCTAAAGTTGGTGGAGCTATCTTCCGCGCACCTTTGGGATCTACATTACCGACAGACGCAACAACGGCTCTTGATCCCGCATTCGTTAATGTTGGTTACATTTCAGATGCCGGACTCGTTAACTCAAACTCTCCTACATCAGAGAATATCAAGGCATGGGGCGGAGATATCGTTCTCACAACTCTCACAGAGAAACCCGATACATTCAAGTTCACTCTGCTTGAGGCTATGTCGGAGGAGGCATTAAAGGCAGTATATGGCGCTGCAAACGTGACAGGATCACTTACAACGGGTCTTACTGTTAAAGCTAACTCTTCTCAGCAGCCCAATTGTGCTTGGGTAGTTGAAATGGCATACAAGGATGGAGCACTCAAGAGAATCGTTGTTCCCGATGCTGGTGTATCAGCAGTTGGCGATATCACTTACGCAGACGGATCAGCAGTTGGATATGAGACAACCATATCTGCTATGCCCGATTCAAACGGCGATACTCATATTGAGTATATTATCAAGCAGTAAGGCTAATGGGGAAGGAGAAACAATATGACCGTAAAAACAAAGAGTGGATTCAAATTTACTCTCGATGAAAAAATTCTGAACGATTACAGATTAGTTGAGGCAATAGCAATGACTGCAAGCTCTGATGATACAAAGCGTATTATCGGAACAACACAGATCATTGATTTCCTCTTTGGTGAAAAGAAAAGTGAGTATTTGGCTCACATAGCATCAAAGAATGACGGATATGTGCCGAATGAGGTTATCAATGCTGAATTGCTTGACTTGATGAGTGAAATAGGCAAACTAAAAAACTCGTCATCCTCGGAAAAATGATATCACTTTCCGAGGACGATCTGATCTGTGATTTTGTTGAAACCTATCACATTCTCGACTATAAAGCACTTCCGCCATTACAAGCGGCGGTGCTTGCGGTCGGGTTAAAAGAAAATTCACGCATAAAACTCCGCATGGCTGGCGCGAAATATGGTGTTGATACATTGCTTAAAGCATTGATAGTAGACCGATTAAGCACAATATCATGGCAATTATGCGGAGACGAAAACAAGGCTCAACCAGAGTCTATTTTTATGCACTTAAACGGGAATATAACGGAAAAATCGGATGCTGGATTTGAAACTCCAGAGGAATACGAACAATTCCGCAAAAGAATATTAGAGGGCAAATAATGAGTGAGTCATTAGCAAAGGCTTATGTCCAGATTATACCAACTTCACAAGGTTTAGGCGGCAAACTGTCTGAAATGTTAGATGGCGAGGCTGATAAGGCTGGTGTATCTGCCGGAAGTAAACTCGGTGCCGGAATGGTAAAGGGCTTAAAAATGGCCGGAGCTGCTATCGGTGCCGCAACTGCTGCAATAGGAGCATTTGCGAAATCATCCATTGATGCTGGCATGGCTTTTGATTCGTCTATGTCACAGGTTGCCGCCACAATGGGGACAACAGTTGACCAGATAGGCGAATTAAGAGATTTTGCACAGGAAATGGGTAGCACAACGGCATTTTCTGCGACACAGGCAGCAGACGCATTGAATTATATGGCCCTAGCCGGATATGATGCCGAAACATCAATGAATATGCTCCCGAACGTGCTGAATTTGGCAGCAGCCGGAGGAATGGAACTCGCCACGGCATCTGATATGGTAACGGATGCATCATCAGCTCTCGGACTGTCAATAGACGAAACATCGTTGATGGTTGATAAGATGGCTAAAGCATCATCCATCACAAATACAAGTGTAGCACAGTTGGGAGATGCTATTCTTGCAGTTGGCGGTACCGCAAAAGGACTGTCCGGGGGTACGACAGAACTTGCTCAAGTGCTCGGCCTTATGGCTGATAACGGAATTAAAGGAGCCGAGGCTGGAACTCATTTAAGAAATATAATGCTTTCCCTTACTCCAAAATCAGAGGCGGCGGCAGCGGCTATGGAGGCTCTTGGATTTAATGCTTATGATGCAAACGGAGAACTCCGACCGTTAGAAGATACTTTTGCAGACTTGTCAGCAGCATTGGACGGAATGTCAACAGAAGAGCGCACAAATATGCTCTCTGCAATGTTTAACAAGACAGATTTGTCAGCAGTAAATGCGTTATTAGCTACAAATTCGGACAGATGGGCGGATGTTGCGACAAAAATAGATGGTGCATGGTTTACATCAGAATCATTAAATGAAAGTTTTGGTGATGCCGGGTTATCAATGGCTGATATGGAATCAAAACTCAGCAAGTTAGGCATATCGGCTGACACATTTAACAATATATTGACGCAATCATCGGGTGATGCCGAAATGTTCGCTGATGATTTGTGGGAGGCGGCGGATGCCGGAGTATCGTATGAGGATGTTGTCAATGCTCTTGGTGGAGATCTTGGAGCATTACAGACCGCATTTGACAATACCACAGGCGCAGCTCAGGCAATGGCTGATACTCAGCTCGATAATTTAGAGGGAGATATCACACTATTTCAGTCAGCATTAGAGGGCGCGCAGATAGCGATATCTGACAGTCTCACTCCTGTTTTAAGGGATTTCGTTCAGTTCGGATCAGACGGTTTGAGTCAGTTAACATCAGCATTCAAAGAGGGCGGCCTTGATGCTGCAATGGAAACCTTTGGACAGATATTGTCTGACGGTGTGGCCATGATAATCGAGGGCCTTCCTCAAATGATAGATGCAGGAATAAAATTGATCGGTGCTTTAGCCCAGGGTATTCTCGATAACATATCTATGATCGTTTCAACGGCGATCGAGATAGTATTGACGGTAGCGCAAGGACTCATATCTGCACTTCCTCAACTCGGTCCGGCAATAGTGGATATCATACTTGCCATTGTGGAAGGACTTCTTGACAACCTTGATTTGATTGTCAGGTGTGCTTTGGAGTTGGTGGTCGGTCTTGCGTTAGGTCTTATCAACGCATTGCCTCGTTTGATAGAGAAAGCCCCTGAAATAATCAGCAAGTTGGTACAAGCACTTATCCAGGCGGCACCGCAACTCATAAAGGCAGCCGGGGAAATGATCGCCCAGCTAGCAAAAGGGATAGTTGCCGGAGTTTCAACCATTATCAGAACAGGACTTGACCTGTTAAGGAGTTTATACAACGCATTATTCAATAACGGCAGTTCTTTTTCTGAAATTGGTAGCAATATCATACAAGGTATCAGAAATGGTATCTCAAACGCATGGAACGGACTTGTTTCATGGTTTAAGGGCTTATTCGGAGACCTTACGCAGATAGCTAAAGATATTCTCGGTATCGCCTCTCCTTCAAAGGTATTTAAGCAGATAGGCGAATACACAGTCGAGGGATTTGATGAGGGTATGTCTGATTTCGGACAGGGTGCAATGAGTGATGTCCAGAGTGCAATGAACGACATTGCAAACGTTCAGCCAAGCATAAATCCGTCAGCTCTTAATTACACAGTCGCAAGTACGACAACGGTACCTGACATCAACAGAAAGCTCGACACGTTAATATCTCTGCTCTCTGGTGGTGTTAATGTCACTCTTGAGGGAGACGCACAAGGCTTATTCCGTCAAGTACGAAAAGAGGTTAATCAGTTCACAAAATCAACAGGCAATAGTCCTTTTATCGCTCCAGCATAAGGAGATAGTATGGCAGATACAAAGATAATGTTCGCAATAAACGGTACTAACTATTCTAACCGAGTAGTTGGTGCCGGGTATGCGGTACAGACCAATGACGAATACAACTCATGGAGAGACGCAAACGGCAAGGATCACGACTCCATATACAGAACGAGGGTAGAGGGTAAGTTTAGTATGAAATTCCTCTCAATAGAGGAATACAACACGTTTCTCGACACTTTGGCACTCGCAAAGAGGAGTGACCGCACATACCCGATTCAAGTGTACGACAACAAGAAACATCAGACGGTCAGCATAGACGCGTTTATAGACTTTACTCCGTCACGGTACAGAATGCCGAATTGGGCGGATAACATGGAGCAGATAGAAGTTACTATACGGGAGCAGTAACATGATAGAAATATCGGAAGAATTAAGAAATCACTTCTTAACGGATTCAACTACAAACAATCTCGTCGTGGATGCCAGAATCAAGGGCGATGGCTCCGTTGACTATACGAACTTCTATACGGGGGATGTTGAGACCTATTCCGAGGTTATGAGTACAAGATCGTGGGATATTCTGGCCAATAGACTCCCGGAGGCTTATTCGTTCAAAGACTATGTTGATATGCGATATTTCGCAAACAGAACATATTTCAGCATTTCATTTAATATTCACATACAAGATATAACTTCATTACCCGAATATCTGAATATTGCGTTGTATTGGAGAAGCAAAGACGGTGTAGAAAGATTTGCGCCGTTGGCAAATGCAATAAGGACATCGGAATACGTTGCAGCTCCGAAGAGATTTGTTTATATCGGCAACACACAGGCTGGGTTGACTGAGGAAATAGAGTATTTTAATCAGTTTAATGTAAACGTACCTGATGGCGAGGCAGACTTTATCGCCACAATAACAATATCCGATCTTCAAATCGAACTTGGTAATGATGTAGCAGAGTTCCCACGCAATTACGATGTATCACTTAATAATGATGATGTTGTGTTCGAGTCGTTCACATACAAGGAATCATTATGCTCGAAGGATAATCTGAAATTCGGACTTTGCGAGGCATCTAACGCAGAATTTAGCATTATGAATGATAACCACGTTCTGAATGATGCGAGGTTAAAGTTATACATCCAGGACAAGGACCATCCATATGATTACTCTTTGATCCGAAACATCAACTGGCATAATGACGCAAGTGGGTACATGAGACCGAACATGACATATACGCAGACGGGAGTCACGTTCGGATGGACAAATAAACGGCTATTCGATACAGACATTACTCCATATGCTGATTATTTTAGTATGTACGGTCATATTAAAATAACACTTGACTTTAAGATAGACGGAATGATCGGGGATGCTCCTGACTCGATAAGAATACGGATAGTTCGGCATGATACAGACGGAAACCAAGTAAACTATACTTTGCCGACAGAATCGGTCAGCCTTTATTCTGCATGGAAAAGAGTACAGTTCAATGTTCCGTACATGGTGGACGGTAAGGCCACAAGAGATATCGAGAGAATATACATTTTTGCGTACAATGCCGGACAGACATACACAGTTGATTATTCTATCAGGAATCTTGGCATATATATCGCCAATGAGGAAGATAAGGACACACCAGCTCCGGCGTTCGATCCCGATATGTGCCTTGTATACAATGACACGTTGGACGAGTATTCAAACTCTATTCTGTCTCGAGTACCAATGGGAATGTTCCATGTAACAGGTGTCAAAAAGAAGATAGAACACTTATTGGAGCAGAAAACAGTCACGGCTTACGATTATATCATCCGATTAGAGCAGAACGCGGCTGACTGGTACACACAGTACATGTTCGGCCTGTCATTTATCGGATATAACGGAGTTGGATTCGAGTACGCAAGGCAGATTTATTCCTCATTTTTCGACTATATGCGGAAGATAGGACTCGATTATAGAGACAACTATGATGAGGAGCTTGTCGCATCCTACACAAAAGCCGAGATCCTTGCGAGCCATTTATCGAGCAAGAGACTGAAATACGCAGACGGTCAGCACTTCGACTTTAGATTTGCAGAATTTAATGTAAACGCAGTCACATCGAGACGATACTGTGTTTTGTTGTCTTACGATAATTCTATCGGAGCGATAAAACAATGGTGTCGAGACTACTACGATCCGTTATTCAGGGGAGTGTTGAGCGCGAATATTCTCATTGAGGAGACTAGAGCAAACCATCCGAATAACAAGTATGTTGTTGATAGTGGCGATTATTTCATGGTATCAGAGGATTGCACATCGTTTAAGGTGTATGTGATCTGTTATTTTGAAGATACAGACAACAGTTCCGTATCAAAGCAGATAATCAATTCTGTCACGATTACAAAGACAACCACACCGATCGATCTCGAAAACGGTGCGATCAGGCTCCTGTACTATGACTGGAACACACAAGAGATATTCCCTTGTGAGACATCAATAACAGGCCGTGATGTTGTGCGATCATTGTTGGAGCCTTGTGGATGTCTGTTTAGGCTGAATCGTGAGACTAACATACCAGAATTTGTGTACTGTACCAAAGGCGGTCTTTATCCGGCAGAAAACCTCTATCCGGCCGATGACCTCTATCCGAGATCAGGAACAGACACAATGTTGTCAACAGGCAAGTATATGTCCTTTGAACGCGGAGAGAATGAGGTACAAAATTTTGGACGTATTCAAATTAAAAAGGGCGGATCTACGAACGAAACCGAGCCTATATGTCAATGGGAGTACATCGGAGACACAAACGAGGTCAATACTTACATCATAGACGATAATATCTTCTATTGTGCCGAAAACATGGTATATAGTCCGGGAATGATAGAAGTATCGGAAATGCTTGAGAAAATGTGGTATAGAATCTCAAATATGGGATATGTCTCAAACATAACAACGGCTTTGGGGATGCCGTGGATAGAATGCGGAGACAGAATCGGAATCCTCACAATGGTCGGAGGAGCAGAAACCTTTATATTCAGACGGACATTAAAGGGAATCCAAATGTTAACTGATACATACGAATCTAACGGAGACGAGTATGTTAAGGCAATAAGCAACTACAATTACGGAGGCTAAAATGTCATACACAAATGTTTATCCAAGCAGAATAAATTGGGAGAACGAGCCGAGCATAGCAAGTCCGATAAATGCGACTAATTTGAATAAGTTAGACTATGCAGCTTATGAGTTTGACCGGACATTCGCAACATGGGACATCACAAAGGCAAATCAGAGTGACTTACTGTTATCGGTCAAGGAAATCAACTATGACGATGAGACGGGTGTATTCGTGTTCACATGGCAGAACGGCACAACAAAGACGGTTGACCTTAATATCGAGAAGATCCCGGTATCGTTCTCAATGAGTCCGCAAGGTGTTATAACCATGACCACAGACGATGGCACACAGTACACGGCAGATGTGGGAGCCTTAATTAAGACTTACACATTTACCGACTCGACCGAGATCGATTTTACTGTCACAACGGATGCAAGTGGTAACAAGACAGTAACGGCAGCATTAAAGGACGGTTCCATTGTTGGAACAAAACTTGAACCGAACTATCTTGCTAACTGTCAGAGTGCAGCTAATTCCGCAAGTGCTAGTAAGACCGCAGCCGAAGGTAGTTCAGAAGATTCCGAGGCATGGGCGATAGGTACAAGAGACGGTGTTCCTGTTCCGAGTACAGATCCGGCTTATAACAATAATGCGAAGTATTGGGCTCAACACACATCAGCATCATTCGCTGGGTTATCAGACACGGACATCAACTCGCCTCAAAACGGACAGGTGCCTGTTTACAACTCAACCACGCAGAAGTGGGAGAACGCAGACCAGAGCGCGGGTGGTGGCTCGAAAGTGGTAGTCAGCACGGCAGAGGCTAGTCTGATCGGTACGACTTGTACTCTGTCACAGGGCGGAGATTCGTACACGGCCACATTCAGCAATTCGGGTGTGGCTACGTTCGAGGGAGTTACCCTGACAGGGACCGTAACCATAACCGCGACAGACGGACAGAGCACGGCAACCAGGACACTTGAGATCCCATATTTCGGAAACTATACGCAGACAGTATCGTTCTTTAGCGCAACCATAACCGCAACATTCCCGGCAGATAAGGGAGCAACTTGTACTTGTGACGGTGTTACGGCATCAACTAGTCCGTACACGTTCACGGTGGGAGCTGCGGGGACATATAGTGTTGTATGCACGTTAGATGGTCAGCCGAAGTCCGTAAGTGTTCCGATCACGACAGATGGTCAGACAGAATCGGTCAATTTTGCGTTCGGAACTATCAACCTTACCTATGACAACGCTTTCCGTGGTTTAACAGTAACGTGTTCGTCAAGTGGCACAACAATAAGCAAGACCGCACCGATAAGCGGTAACACAATGGCTTTCTATCCGCCTAGTACGGGGGAATGGATAATAAGCAGTACATATAGCGGAACACCTTATCAAGTAACGGCAACGATTACAAGTTTGGCAATAGCAGTTTCAGCACAGTTGCAGATGATACCAGACGGAGATACGGTCACACCCACGGACGATATACAGAAGTGGCTTAATTGTGCAGGGATATTTGATAAGGTATCGTACACGGCATTGTCGGATATTCTGTCAGATAGCATCACATTCAATGCTCTTTTAGGGGATTCAAATGCTTGTAAATACATGGCACGTTCTACCACATGGGCTACAACGTTATGTGCTGACCAATATGCTATGACCATGATAGGACAGTACGATGTATGTTGTGATGCGTTGTTGGGGAATAGTACATGGGCGAGTGCGATAGGTGGAAGTACATATATGGAGTATGTGCTGAATACCAAAGTGCCGACAATGACAGACAATACACACCCCAGCGGTGTATGTGGTGCATCAGAGGAATCAGCAGACGCATATAAGGCGTTTGATAAAAACTCATCAACATATTGGACGGGTGGTCAAGTATCAAGTGCTTACCTTTGGTATCAGTTCCCGACAAGCGTGATAGTGAATAAGGCTGAAATAACAACACCTAACTACACTATTACGTTTGACATAGTTGCATCCGATGACGGTTCAACATGGCAGACATTGTTATCAAATCAGACACAAGCGGCTAGTTCTACCGTTACATATAAGTTTGCCAACAATACGGCATACGATTATTACGGTTTGAGAATTACGGCATCGGGAAGTGGTTGGTTGACTATACATGAAGTCCAGTTCTACGGCAGAAAACCACAGGCAGACAAAATCCACGGAGCAAACGAAGAAGTAGCCTACTATCTTGACGGAGCAACACAAGTACCTATCTCAAATCCTAGTACACTTGATGCGGGAACATACACCTTTGGCTCAACAATAGCAAAGAATCCCGATAGTCTTGCAACGGACTATACAAAGTCTATAAGGATAACTCCGAACACAGTTGAGGTGGTGTTAAGACCTGATAAGAGTTTGTATTGGTGGGGGTATAACGGTGGTATTGAAGCCATGACAAGTGCTAACGGGTGGAGTTTAACAAATTACACGTTAGATGCCCCGACATTTAATGCAACTAGTGTTTCATTACCTACTACATCATCAATGCACGCAAGAGGTGTAGGCTCAACCACTTCTCATAATATGAGCAAGATGCTGATGATAGCAAAGGGCGATGTTGTTTATCAAACTTATGGATATGGTTCACTCCAAACAATGACAAACAAATCTTTTGCAGGTGGTACGCAGGAACGTTTGATGTCAAATACTATAAGCAAAATTGATATAACACCATCCTCAACAGGAGATTATTACGCAAGTACATTCTCTAGTAACGGACAAGCATCAACAGTATATGCCCTTTGGTACGAATAAGGAGTGACTTATGAACTACGAATACGAAATACCCGATAACGAGATACCTATAAAGCAGACCATACAAGACATACCGATACATTTCATTGACGGTACTGTATGTGAGGTTGGTGGATATGAGTTTGAAGTGATAGAAGATAAGGATAACAGGAGTGAAAAATGAAATGAATTATACTTTTTAACTCCAAAAAGTTTAACTCGTTTCAAAAAACTATCAATTTAAAGTCGAATTTGAAAATGAATTAAAGTTTGACAGAAAGGGAACAGGCAGAATGAACGAATTTGACTGTGGCTTTGTATGGGGCAAATTATTCGTATCATGGGTTATCAATGATGATTTTTTCGGAATAGCCGTAAGGATAGGCAAAGAAACCGAAATAGAAGAAGTAAATGCCGTATATCATATCACGATTCAAGTAGGTTACGGGCAATTAACGATAGGTTTTACAAGTTAAGGCAGAAATCAAGGAGTGATTTATGAACTACGAATACGAAATAAACAAACTCAAAGCACAATTACAGAACTTGCAAGAGATAGTGTTGTGTATGTCAAGAAGTAACACGGAAGAAGTAAGCAAGAGAGAACAGACCACGGCACAGGTGGATAGTCTGACACCGTATACGGAAACAAAGACCGCATACATCGGAGATACGGAAATCAGTTTCGACAATGTACCTAGTGGGAATTTAAGTGTGTTTGCTGACAATATCAGCGAGTACAGAACAGATAGAGTGGGAAGTACGTTAAATATTGATTTCTACAAACCGCTTGAAGAAGTAACCAAAGTAACAATATCAATACAGTAAAGGAGAGCAATTATGATTTATTACATCGACACTATCGAACAGACAAAGAAAGACGATGCCGTTAATGAGTACGGCAAACGTGAGCAGTGGAAGTTACCTTATGAGGAAGTGTTGGCTAAATACTTCACGAAACTCGCCAATGTTTCAAACGATATCATCACTCCCGAAACTCCCGACAAGAATCACTACTATATGGATATCCGCATAGTTGATACCACAGGCGGTGTTCTTAAAAAGGATTCAGTAGGAACAAGACAGGAGTAAAACAGACCAATGGAAACACTCATTCCCTCATTCATAACTGGAATCGTGACTATGACAGGCTCTATTCTGACATTCATAGCCACGAACAAGAAAAACAAAATGGAACAGGACGAAACGCATAAACGGCAGTTAGAGCAGTTGCGTGACAGTTTAGAACGCAGAATGGACGCAGACAAGGTTGACGCACAACGGAGCATGGACAAGATAAATGACCATATCAAGGAATACTCCGACAACTTTTCCGAATTAAGAGCGCAGACACAACAGTATCAAGCGGTCATGGAAGAACGTTTCTCGCACCTAGAAGAAAAGGTTATGAAACACAACAACTTCATGGAGCGTGTAGCCATACTGGAAAAGGACGTAGCCGTTTTGCAGAATCGTGAGAGTGTTTCCGAACATAGGTTGACAGACTTGGAGAACCATGAAGAAAAAGCCTAAACTGAACACAATTGACAAAGTATTGATATTCTGTACCGCAGTCTTACTAATCTTCACTATCGTAATGGTAGTGATTTTTTGTATCTATCAAAGTATTCCAGACACCCTTGTTGGTGCGGTGTTCGGTGCGTTCGGTGTGGAGACTATCAATACTGTCATGATCTACAAAGACAAAAAGAAAAGAGGTAAGGACAATGGAGAAACTTAAATCACGCAAGTTTTGGATAACAGTTGCCGCAGTATTGGCATCACTTGGTACAACAGTTGGCGGTATCATTTCGGGTAACGAAACCCTTGCTATTGTTGCATCTATTTGTACCGCTTTAAGTGCCGCTATATATGCAGGTGCCGAAGCCTACGTTGACGGAAAAGCCGTAGAGAAAAGGCTTGACATCGACATCGACAAAAGTGAGGACGCATGAGAGCCATATCGGTCATGGTAGGGTTGTTTGTGTTGTTTACCTTATCCATGAACATACTACGACATTTTTTCACAGATTATAGGTAGGAAACTACTTGTAATAGACTCGCTTTCGACAAAACTTGAACATTCAAACAGGGAAGTTTACTACTCCAATAGGTTTTCAACTGTTTAATAAACATTCCAACACGAATTAAATGCGAGTTAAAATCGAGTTAAAATCGAGTTAAAACAGACTTGCCCGTGTGGTACGGAGTGCAGATGCGTAGAATATACCACACTTGTATGAACCCACCACACCTCTCAACGATGTGTCCCACGGTGGGTGTTTTGCCGTGAAAGCCCTATCGCTCTACATCCCATTTAA